CTATGGTGATACTTGGTTTTCTTTTGACGGAAAATACAACAAGTATACTTTTGCTCCGTCCCTACCCTTACGGGTAGGTGACGGCTAGACGACGCCGATCCACGTCAGGGTTCTCACCCTGACTGGCTCGAGTACGACGTCTATCCACCCACGTTGCAATCGTTCACGGTGTGGGACCGTGTATTCTAAGCCTCTGGTTGCTGCTTCACTTTCACCTTTGTGGTGTAGGCGAAGTAGCGACTCCTGGAGATGCCACCAGGCATCATTACCGCTTGAATCTTTTCTTGCGGCTACCAGGTGGCTTGCGGTCTCCCATTTATGAAGCTTTCGATTAAACCTAATCGAGGGTTCATATTTGAGGAGATCAGTCAAACCACAGTTCATATATCGGTATAGTCCCTGAGCATCAGGATTATTGCTTAATGGCAATATTCCCCAATGTTCTTCGACACTCCGGTACATCATGTCAGAGGCACGGCGATAACCACTGCGACCCAAGCTTTTAGCAAGGGCGCACATGGACATAGCGCCGGAAACGGATGATGCGTCTACCTTACGTAATCTACGAGGTGTAACATCGATGCCACGATAGGCATCAACACCACAGGATTCTCGGAAGAATCCGTGCCTGAAGGTCTTACCTACGTTGGGAATTAACCCAGCGCGGATAAGTGCGTTCAAGGCACCATCGTAGTATTTGGTAGGGAAGATGATGTCATCTCCGAAGACATAGATGTCACTGCAGTCGATACCGTAGCGACACCGTATGCCAGACCAAACCAGGCTCTGGAACACTAGACTCTGTACTGGAAACGTTAGTGCGTTCCCCATGGGAGCCCATTTCCGTAACTCTATGACGCGTTCGTCTAGTAACTTAACATGTGAAGCACGTGAACAGGAGATGTAGTCATAGGCATAGCTACCGAATAGGTAACGTACCAAATGACAACTAATCCTGTCCGATGCTTCCTTCAAATCGAGAGTAGTGAACTCCCGATCGGAAGAGGATTGTAGCGCTAAACGTCCATTGACCCCCTGATCTGAGAAGTTAATCTTCCCATGAACAGGAGACCTTGGATGCTCAATGCAACTCTCCAACACCTTTCGGCATCCTTGTTGAATCCATACAGCCTCAGCTGGATGCACGCATATTAAGCGTGGACCCCGCGAGTCTTTAGGGACCGCAACAAGACGACACTCTATAGTATCGCGAGACCTGATTAAGGCTTGTTGACATCTGAAGTACTCTTCCCAGTAAGAACTGGGGATGGCACAGAGATAGTCAGCGTACCCGTATTTGGTTTCGATGGATCTGTAGACGGTTCCAAAACTACCCTTAAGCCTTGGCAACCTTGTAGGGAAAACCCCACCAGGACCATGCTGAGGATAGATAGAACACCAGTCGGCTTTGTATATACACTTGCCGACTCTTTGTCGCGCTGTAGCAAACAAGGGGCAGTGCCCGAGATTCTCGAAGTGAGAATCCCAGACAGCCACCCCGGCTTCAGTATTTTCAAATTCGGCTTGCGCCGTCTTGAGTTGTTCATTACTTGGTTGTGTCTCGATTTTATAGCAGAATAGAAGACACTGCCTTAGCCACTGAAGGTACTTTGGATCAAATGATGAAACAAAGACTTCCCATAATGGATTTAACCATTCGGGGAAGACGGGCTGGTCGCCCGTTCCTTCAATGTAGTGGAGCAGTGCTCTATCTAGCTTGGGTCCTTCAATAAGGATCCAATCATACGCGATGTCATCGGGAGCGCCAATCGGCACCTTCGATAACTCACATATGTCCGCTATCAGGCGTGAGTAGACTGTAATAACATATGTACTCATGATCTTATGACCTGCCTGACTGCAACATTGCGTAGCGGTTTCCATAGATCAACAGCGCATTTAAACGCTGACTGATTTCTGGTATCGCTTTGCTTCGTAGCCATGCCTTAACTCCATCCTGGAATCCGAAGTTTTTGACTATGGATTCATGGGACAGAGGTTCGGGCAGTCCTACGATATAGGGTATCCCTTGAGGGGACACCCTGTAGCTCTTATTCAAGAGACAAACACAGTAGACCACCTCCCACCATTTCTGGTGGGGGAAGGCCTCGTCCATCAAGATTTTCTCGATGGC